TTGTGATCGGATCCCAAAGCATGTCTCCATCAACTTTACAGTTTTCCGGGTTCTCCCCGAACAACAACTTTTGATTGAGGTACCCATGACGGGTGACCCTCTCTCCAAGAATTGTGAAAACTTGCGAATTGATTTGGCATGTATCGGTCGACACATAGTTCTTCCCTACCGACAGGACAAAGCCGGCGTCCGCGACAGCGGTACACCAGTGCGAGTAGAATGGGCGTGGACAAGCAAAGAGGATATCGTCACCATTTATGATGACTGTCTCCTCTATCGTCTTGCACACTTTCTCTACCCACTTAACTTTGGCCAGGAGGTCCTGCCTTGAAAAGCGCAGGGTCTCAAATTCCAGGATATGAACAGCATTACACGAGGCGAAGGAACGTCTGGTCTTCTTCGATAGAAGCCAGATCGCTCGACGTCCAAGTTTCGTGCTAGCAATAGTAGTGAGTTCAGACCTTTTCCAGGTCTTGATTGCGAGAAGCAAGCAGCTAAGGTTGATCACACAGAGCAGTGGAAAGCTGAGGGCGTGGCCCATCAGCTGTCCAGCTGTCTGTAAGTGTGTCGAACTCTTGCACTTCTTCGAGATTTTACCTTTTACGATGGTGTCTTCGGTTTCTCTGTTTCCCTGTGCGTCCAGAGTGGGATACTCTATTTTGGACGGAAGGAAAGACAAGGCGGCAATTTGGGGGTCCTGCACAAACTGTAGAGCGGCATTGAGTGATTCATCACTCGCGTTCTTGCAGATAGTGTCAGTGGCACCTTTAAAGTCACCAGAAACAATGCACTCCATACCTTCGACTTGTGACCGGGCTTTCGCCAAACGGTTCACTAACTCCTCCGGAGTATGAGTCATGGTATTCCCTGGAAATTTCTTCCAGGCGGAAATCAACTGGCCTTGTGCTGGTTGTAGCGCGTTACTCAGGTAACCGTCACTGACGGTGATTATCCTGAATTTACTCGCTTCGGGTACCGCAACTACCCGGGTCGCGTACAGCGTCTCATCATGCTTGTGGAATCTATCCACTACATTTCGAGCGCAATATTCGAACCCATTCTGTCGCCACTCCTCACATTGCGTGAGAAGGGTCTTCTCGGTCCGGTCACTTAGTGACTGTGCGAGATCAAACCCTATTGTGGAGTCCCTCGGGACATCTCCGACAGATTTGCAAACAACCTGCTTAAGCTTCAAACCACCTACGAGTGCTCCTTTACCTCCTCTTGGACGTGACGACTGTATACAGCCGTGATCCGAAGGAAGGAATTTGGTGCCCCGCTCAGTGGCGCGTGAAAACACG